CCATCATGATCTTTTGTTTCTTCAACTCTAGCTCTTGGCCTTTGAGTTGGAGTTCCTGCATCTGCAACTGCATGACTGGGTCTTGCATCTGTTGCTGTGCCTGCATCTGCGCAGCCTTGGCTTGGTTCTGCATAAGAACTTGTTGCGCCGCTTGAGCCATCATGCCGGACAACGCGATCTCAACCTGCGGTGGCAACTTCTCGTCTTCGGGAGGCAAAGGCATGCCCAACTGTTGCTCGATCTGCTGACGCATTTGGTAACCAACGTGCTCTGCAATGTGCGCAGTGATTGCGCCCATGATCTTGGGGGCCTGTGGGTTTTGGCCAATGAACTGCTGCATCATCGGGTCTTGCAACAGCATCATGTGTACCTGAATGTGCGAAGCGTGATCTTGGTGCAAAAACGCTTTGAGTGGCGTGCCCTTAAGTGCATTCTGGTTTTCCTGCACTGGATCAGTTGGCTTCATGTCATCTTTGATTGGCACAAGTTTTTCAGCGTTCTTGATACCCAAAACGTTCAACATACCGCGGTGTAGTTCTGGCAAGTTGTAGATGTCCGGAGCCATCTGCGCCATCTGAATGACGGCTTGGTACTGGATAACGCGCTGAGACATGGTCGCAGCGTTGGGGTCTGACACGGGGATAACATCCACCAAGTCATAGTCGGCTTTCTTAGCTTTGCGAGTGCCGTACTCGGGTGTATATGTGTAGTCTGGGTCGGTGTAGTCGCGGATAATGTTCTTCAAGAGTTTGAACTCTTGCTTCAGGGCAAAGTGCACACGAGCCTGCACCGCAGTCATCACCTTCAACTGACGCTCAAGCAAGGCCAACGTTGTACCAACGGGAGCCTGCGCAGACATGTCCGACACTTTCATGTCAGCAGTCGCGGCAAAGCGCCTGCCTTCATCAACGATGGTCTGCATCAAGTTAAACAGCGTAGCGCTTGGCTCCTTGTACGGGAGCGGCAAGATGTTGTCGCGGATCGTGCCCGAGCCTACATCTACATCACGGAACTCTCCGGGTGCGATTGGTGTGTCGTCGCCTTTGATTCGCAGGCCCCGTGTCTTGAGTCCGCCGGGCAAGTTGGCAAGAGTTCCTGCATCGACAAGCTGGCGCATGAGGGACGTAGCGGATTTAGCAAAGCCTCCGATAAGGTGGAAAAGCCCGAAGCCGTAAGCTCCAAAACCCGGGATATATTGGTAGTGAACAAAGTGCTGGCGCTTGAGTCTGAGATCATCATCTTCCTTCCAGTTGCGGCGAATTGACAGGATGTCGTTAGAACCCTTAATCAACGTGACAACGTATGGCAACATGATGCCGGTCTCTTCACCAGAGTCGTCTTTGTCTTCGTAACCTTCAAGGTTTAAATCAACATGGCACTCATACAGGGTGTAGCGGTCGTCGTTTAAATCGCTAAAGCCTGTCTCTTTGTCCTTGGCTTTCTGAATGTCTGTCAAGTCTCTAGGTGCATCAGATAACTCAACATCAAGGTAAAAGCCAACCTGCTGGAGCTTGATGATTTCGTTCTTGGTCTTGCGCATAACGTGCGTGATGCGGTAACAAGTGTCTAGATCCGTTGTTCCGTACGGCAGATACATATCTTCCGCAGGAATAAACATAGAGACCTGACGTCCCAAATTGGGATCATAGTAGACCTTCTTAAACGCTGAGCCTGTGGCTGGCAGTGACCAGAGCATGCGCTCGTGTTCAGCGCGGTACTCCGTCATGACTTCCGTCAACTCGTAGTTCATGTCGTCTCTAACGTTAGCCGCAACTTCTATCATCTCTGGCGTTTCTTTGCCAATGAGTTTGCTGCGTACAGGCCCTTGGGCTGGGAACGTCTCGGTGATTGTCTCTGCTTGGAAGCGCACAACCGCTTCTGTAATCATGGGGTGGAACACACCGCATGCGCCGTTCCAAGGTTCTGTTCTTTCCTCAATCTGCAAGCCCAAGAGCTTCAGACCATCAACGTACGTCTTCTCCCAATCCTTGCGGCCATTCTTGTCGTTGTCAATGTCAGACACCAAGTCACCAGCCAGCGACTGCAAAACGCCACTTTTTATGTACTCGGCCAAGTTGTCATCAAAGCCTTCTTCCTCATCATCTTCTCCGGGCGTAAGCGTGATCTCGATGCCGTCTATGCCAATAGTGACTTCTTCGGGATCAACAATCTCGATCTCAAGGGGGGACTCTTGTTCGCCCAGCGCGTCAATGCCCATTGGTTGTTGGTACAGCGCTTTGTCGATGTTCGTTGCCATGTGTGTTCCTTAAATAAGTTTCCAGTTGCCTTGAGAATATTCGTCAGGCATTTTGATTGTTCCGCCACGGGCTTTGTCAATTGTCGGCGCCATGGCTCTGCGCTTGGCTAATTCAGCCGATTCATTTTCGTTCAATGTGCGGGATTCAGCAAACGGTAACACGGCCAAGTCTGTAGCTTTATCTACGGCTTCGCCATACTGTCCTGCTTTTGCCGCAGTTACCGCGCCAAGTAAAGATGCTGCAATACCGGCCTTACCTGCCGCTTTAGGGATCACCTCTGTAATAGCGTTGCCAAAATGCACGTTGCGTGCTTTGCTACCTTTGGGGCTATCCGAACTACCCAAGATTTCTACAGGGTGCATACCCGCTTTTGGTTCTAGCGTAAAAGGTACGCGTGTTACGGCTTGCCCTTTCTCTAGTTTCATTTCAGGCGCGTACTTGGATGCTGGGCGATAGAAGTCTTCAGTAGCCTGTACTAAAGCGTAGCCTGTAGCTTTTCCATCTTTACCAATTTCAGGAACCAAACGGGTTGCTGTTGACGGGTCTTGCAACCATGAGCCTACAGCAGTCACCGCTTTGGGATCCATATACAGCGTCTTGGTAGATTTTGGTTGCATGCCCGCAGTGGTATCGGTGTGGTTTGCCCCACTGCGGTTACGAACGGTCTGACTTCCCGGCAAATGGGCGTATGTAGACCCGCGACCTGTGCGAAACAAGTACTCTGCATCTGACATGCCTTTAAACGGTTCGTAGTCCATGTCTGCCTCAATAGTATTCGGTTTTCCTACGGCGAAAGATCTCAAGGTCATCTTTCTCGTCGGTGTCTAAACTGATAAAGCCGCCTTGCCTAAAGCGTAGCAGCGCTTGTGTTGTCGTGTCCACGTAGTCGTCGTGCTCCCCAACTGGGAACGCGGCCACCTCTTCAATCACTTCCCGTGCCCAGCGTGTGTCGGGTGCCCAGACTTTACCACTGCTGAATAAATCCGCAACCGCGTTGACTCGTACCATCTTGTCGTTACCGCGTGACGGGCTGAACTCCTGCACAGGTATGCCCAACGCCCGCAGTTCCTGAATCAACGGCCCCCCTGATGCCTTTTTCTCCACAATGAACGCATCAGGTTCCCACTCCTTGTATTGCTTAAGCGCCACCACCTTAAGTTCAGGGAAAGCCATGCGATCTTTAAACGCATCCAGAAGGATAAGCTGGGGGGAGTCATTTTCTTCCTCGTTGTAGAAGATGCCCCACGTTGTACACGCAGAGTAGTCGGATGTGTTCTTGGTCTCAAACGCCGTATCCCAAGACTGGATGATGTATTCGCACCTTGGCGGGTCATCTGGCTCCCAAATACGCCACATTCTGCGTGAAATGATGGCAGAGTTCTCAGATGTGGGCTGCTGCATGTACTGCGCGTTCCAATACCTTGGGTCAATACTGGCTTTTGTGGATTTCAGCGCCTCAAGTGACCACTGCTCTGGCCAAAGGGACTTCTCGTCTTCTTCGTCCTCGTTCAAAATGGCCGGCAACTCCACAATCTCCCATGGAACAGCCTCTGGATTCTTGGTTTGATAGTCAATCAGGCGCCCAGTCAGGTCTAGGAGCGACCAACGGGTCATCACAATGATAATCCCACCACCCGGCATCAAACGCTGCAGTGGGCCCGTCTGGAACCACGACCATGCGGTATCAAACGCAAGTCTAGAGTTAGACTTTACGTCCTGTTCCGAGTGAGGATCGTCAATAACGAACAGATCAGCACCACGACCAGCAAGAGCGCCCCCGACACCAGCAGCATAGTACTGACCGCCAGCGCTTGTAGACCACTTGCCGGCAGCCTTTTGGTCATCTGCCACCATTGTCTGGGGGAAAACTTCTCTGTACTCATCAGAATCAATCAAGTTACGTATGCGCCTGCCATAGTCTTCAGACAGACCCGCAGTGTGCGTGCCCATGATGATCTTCTTATCAGGATATTTACCTAAAAAGTACGCAGGGAACAGGTAAGACGAGAACTCAGACTTACCCATACGAGGTGCGATGTTGATAATCACGCGCTTTTTCCTGCCCTCGACCACATCTGTAAAAATTTTAGCCAGCTTCCTGTGGTGCGGGCCAATCTTAAAGCCGGGGTACACGGCAGTGGCAAACCCCAGCATGTTTGTTTTAGCCGCCTGTAGGTTGGCGCGGGACTCACGTAAGTCCAAATCGTTAAAAAGCTCCAGTTTCTCCTGTTTGGACAAGTGCGGCAAAGCTTTGGCCATAGCTTCTAGCTCAAGCTTACTCAGGGTGGTGAAGTTCTCAGGCTTCATCTTTGTCCGCTGTAACGTCGACCACATCGATTACGCCCATGAATCTGTTGAGCTTCTCTTTGATGCGCATCTCTAGCTCTACGTCAGACATCTCTGTCTTCTTGACCTCAACCCGTTCAGTAAACAGCGCCACCTCGGTGACCTTACCGAGCATGTCCAAGGCTTTAAGCCTGATGCGTGCGTCTGGGTGTTTGACTTCTTCTAGGATCTGAGCCACTGCGTATCCCCGCAGTTCCTTGGCCTGCTCGACAAACGCCCAATCGTAGGCAGTGAGCATCCCAACTAGATGTTGTACGGCTGCTGGCGCTTTTACATTTGCCAATGCTTGTTGCGTTGTTGCAACAGATTGGCCCGTCACGATACTGGCAAACGATTTACGCGCTGCTTCTGCATCCGCCTTGGTCTCGATTTCCTCGTCATCAAGTTCCAAGTCTTTGAGCCACTGCGCCGTTTTAACTTTGGCATCGATGGTCGTGGCCGTATCCGCCTTTTCAAAAGACAGGACTTCCGCGGTGGCGTCGACCACCTCTGGATGAAACTCGCCGTAAATCAAATGTTCTAGCATTGCGTAGGGTTAGTGCTGGCGTCGCACTTGTTGCCTCGTTGGTGTTAGTGTACACTTCTTTTCGGTGATGGCGCAAGTCATTGCTTCTCCTTGATGGTTTCCAGTTGCCATCTTTTGCCCCGGCTCACAAGGTCGGGGCATTTTTTATATGGTGTTGTCCAACGTT